CGGGTTCCAGCGGCTATTCCAGCACGGCGGGTTCCAGCGGCTATTCCAGCACGGCTGGTTCGAGCGGCTATTACAGTACGGCTGGTTCAAGCGGCGATTACAGTACGGCGGGTTCCAGCGGCTATTCCAGCACGGCGGGTTCCAGCGGCTATTCCAGCACGGCGGGTTCCAGCGGCTATTCCAGCACGGCGGGTTCCAGCGGCTATTCCAGCACGGCGGGTTCCAGCGGCTATTCCAGCACGGCTGGTTCGAGCGGCTATTACAGTACGGCTGGTTCGAGCGGCGATTACAGTACGGCGGCAGCCACTGGGGCTTATTGCAGAGCAAAAGCAGATGGGAAAGACAATATCGCCGTCGCAAACGGCGCGCACAGTAAGGCACGGGGCATTCTGGGCTGCTATCTGGTGCTGACCGAGTACGACGATGACGGCAATATGTTGTGGGCAAAGATGGCAAAAGTAGACGGTGCTCATATCAAGGAAAACGTCTGGTACATGCTCAAAAATGGTGAGTTTGCGGAGGCAGAGCCGTGAAAAAGCACTGCAAAACCAAATTGAAAGAAAGGAGCAGGCCATGCAAAAGCCGAGCCTTACGATAGGCGAATGCGTCCAGATCCTTCGGGACAACAACATCTCAAAGACCGAAAAGGTCTTGGGAGCACAGATCCAGGCGGGGCTGTTTACCGGCTGGGCAATCCCGTCCGTAGGAACAAAAGAGCCTTGCCCGGACATCTCCCGCGCCGGATTTATGGCGTGGGTGAAGGACTTTTACAAGCTCGAAAAGGTTTATACAAAGGAGGAACCGAGAGAATGAGAAAGAAACCGATGAATTTTCGGCTCATCTTAGCGCTGGACGGGCTGGCTTTACTGGCAATCATCGGCGCGGTGCAGGTATGGCGCTGGGCCTGCTCCTGGCTGGCCGTTGCGCTGGTTTACTGGGGCGGCTGGGACATCGCCGAGGCTGCACATGCCGCGCCTTGGATTATTGTTGCATCCACTGCCGGGCTGACAATGTCGTTTTATGGGATGCATGAGGACAACAAACGATATAAGCGCAGCGGCTACGGCAAAATCGTCCGCAACCATGCCCGGAACCCGGAGTATCCGCAGGATGAGGAGAAGGGCGCATGAAGCTGGAAGAGTTGATTCGGCAGCAGGCCGAAGAGTACCTGAAAACAGCCACACGGCTTGCAACGGAGTCCGCGCTCACGGGAGACATCTGGCTGCGGGTCATCTGCCGGGAAAAATCAGAGGTCTATAGCGCGGCAGCAGATGGGCTGCTCACAGCCCTCCACGATGCGGAGGATGTCGCACATGGCTGATTACATCCACTATATCACATGGTACACCGTGTACAGCGCCAAGACCGGAGAGGTAGTGGCAGCGGGAACGTCCTCCATGTGCGCTGCGAAGCTTGGATACAAGACCGCAAACAGCTTTGCGTCTTCCGTTGGACACCGACGCCATGAAAAAAGGCGTCCGCACAAGTACATTTTTGAGCAGGAGCGCATTGATCGTGCGGAGGTTGACTGTCTCCCTCCGCTTCGCCGTTACTGCAAAAAGACAAAAAAGGAACAGGAATATGAACGGTAGATATATGCGAGCCGCAGAGATTCGCTGGCATAATCGTCAGCCGGAGCGGCTGCGGCACATCCATCGGGATGAAACTCAAAAACAGCAGGCTTCATTCTTCTGCCATGCTTACTATAAAGGGGATCCTGGCAGATGCGATAAACTGGTTTTTGCTGGTTTTGACCCCGTGTTATCAAGTGTGCAGGCTCAGCATTGGGCGGACGAAAACTGGCCGCTTTATGACCATATCGACGTCTTGGATTCTTCGGGCCGCAAGATTTACGGGAGGTGATACACATGAGTCAGACGTTAGCCCGCAGAGCCCGCATCAAAGACCTTTCCAACAAGGCCGAGGGCATTTTCCAGTACGTCGGGAACGACAATGTGCTGTTCCGACTCATCAGCACCGGCAACAAGCTCACCAGCGACGTCAACTATGCTGTGGCTCTGTTCACCGGCTTCGCCCGCAGCCATCAGCTGGGCAGTCAGGAGACCCGCCGCACAATCGACTCGATTTATCGTCGGGTCGGGGAACTCATGTGCCTCATCGACATCGTTCATGCCGCTGCTGGCGAAGAAATCATGCCTGAGCCGTATGAATCCATAGATTTTTGTTACATGACCGAGTACCGCACCATGCTACGGGAGGCCGTCATTCGTGGGATGCCGGACAACTACAAAGGCCCGGCGCAGAACCCCTACACTGTCAGCCTTGTGCAGCCGGGCGTTGGCCACGGTAATGGTTACACACTGGACGAGTACGATGACGATTTCTTTGCCCGATTTACTCGCAAAGAAGAGCCGCGTGACCGGAAGCTCGTCTTCCGCTGCACTAAATCCGAGCTTGACGCCATCAAGCGTTACGCCAATATCATCGATATTAAATTTACCGAGGAGGAAATTCATCATGCCTGAGAAAAAACAGACCCCTATCGAGATGCTCAACCAGAATGCGGCTGTCGTCCAGAGTGTCGAGGCGCCTGCGCCTGTTGCGCCCACTGCACCCGCTCAGTCGCCGCGTCAGAGCTACGCCGAGAAGGTGCAGGGCCTGACCGTGGACGAGCGCAACTGGATGCTTGCGAAATCTAAAGCCGCCGCGATGGCGCAGCTTCCCGAGGGTTTCTTGCCCCAGACCTACACCGGCAATCCCGGTGCGTGTGCCATCGCCTGCGAGATGGCCCTTCGCATGGGCGTTTCTCACCTCTTCGTCATGCAGAACCTTTACGTCGTCCATGGTATGCCCACATGGAGCGGCAAGAGTTGCAAGGCCCTCATCGACAACAGCGGCCAGTTTGCAGGCCGCACCCGCTACCGCATGGAGGGCGAAGAAGGCACCGACAACTGGGGCTGCCGCCTGATCGGCGTGGACAAGCTCACCGGCGAAAAGGTCGAAGGTCCGAAAGTCACGGTCAAGATGGCAAAGGATGCCGGGTGGTGGAACAAGAACGGCAGCTACTGGCCCAAAATGACCGAAATGATGCTCAAGTACCGCGCCGCCGCTTACTTTGCCCGCGCCGAGTGTCCGGAGGTCCTGATGGGCGCAAACATCGACTATGAGGTGGGCGACGGCGACGCCGAGGAAGAGGGTGCTGCTCATGCTTAACATCGTAGCATTGATGGGCCGTCTGGTCTACGACCCGGAGCTCAAGACCACCCAGAACGGCACCAACGTGTGCAGCTTCCGCATCGCGGTTGACCGCAGCTTTACCCGGCAGGGCGAAGAGCGCAAGGCCGATTTTATCGACGTCACCGCGTGGCGGCAGACCGCCGAGTTCGTCTCCAAGTATTTCCAGAAGGGCAGCATGATCGCCATCGAAGGCAGCTTGCAGACCCGTCAGTACCAGGACAAGAACGGCAACAACCGCACAGCTACCGAGGTCCTTGCGTCGCAGGTGAGCTTTTGCGGCGGAAAGGCCGCAGAGAAGCCCTCTGTGCGCGATTTCGACCAGCAGACGGAAAATCATGTGCGCGAAGCAAACACCGCTCACAGCGCACCGCAGAAGCCTCAGAGCGTGCCGGAGTATTCGCAGGGCAGCGCAGACGACTTTTCGGTCATTGATGACAGCGAAGACCTCCCGTTCTAAGCCGAGAGCTGTGCTATCTGGCTATATGGGCGCGCAAAGGAGGTGATTGAGTGGCACAGGATGATAAAAAGTCATTTGTGGCGTATCTGAGCTGGTTTGACGCGCTGGAAGAATACTCCGACGCAGAGGTTGGGCAGTTGATGCGAGCTCTTGCACGGTATGCCAAAACTGGAGAAGAGCCCGAATTTTCAGACCGTGGGATGCGGGGCAACTGGAAATTTATGTGCAGCGACGTAAAACGGGCGTCTGAAAAATGGGATGAGACCCGAAAGAAACGCAGCAACGCCGGAAAACGCGGCATGGCAAAGCGCTGGGGAAAGCCTGACGGCATAACAAAAATAACAAACGATAACAATGTTAATGACGACATAACAAAAATAACTGTAGATGTAGATGTAAATGGAGATGTAGATGTAGATGGGGATGTAGATGTTGTAAAGTGCGATAACACCGCCGCCGTTGATATGGAGTTATCAAAAATCGTCCAGCATTACCAGCGGGCTATCGGAGACTTCCCGCGTTCGGCGCTTGAAAAACTGCAAAAATGGCGGCAGGAGTACAGCACGGAGATGATTTTGCTGGCGATCGACAAGGCCGCAGAGGCCGGGAAGCGCTCGTGGAACTACATCAACGGCATCCTGTCTGGCTGGCAGAGGGACGGGATACGCACCCCGGGGGACGTGGCAGCGAATGAGCAGCGCCGACAAGAGCAGCCTCGCGGGAAACAGGCCACAGAAAGCACCGCAGAAGCATACGCAAATATTTTCAAGGGGGTGAAACCGTGACAGTGGAGATGATGACAAAGCTCCTTGCGGACGCTGAGGCCTATTTTGGACGGCCTCAGACCGCAGAGAACCGAGCAAGCATCGCGGAGATCTGGGCGAACTCATCGCTCAAGGATGTGCCGGATGAGATGGCCTATAAGACATTCCACGAGGTGATTTCGGAGTGCAGCTGGCAGAGCCAGCTTCTCCCGGCGTGGAAAAAGGCCATCGAAAAGGCCCGGGGCGAGCAGATTCTGGTAAAGCGCTGCCTTGCTGCCCGCACCCGGATGCTCAAGTCCAGGGCAGAAAGAAAGCTTCTTGGGCAGGAAAACCAGAACGGAGGACGAAATGCCTAGATACAAAGTCATCGTAGAGTGCAGCGGCCCGCACGGGAACGCGGCGCTTACATACCGCATCAACGCCGCGAGTCAGTTTGCGGCAGAGTTCCGGGCCTGCCAGCTGGCGGGCGACCATTACCCCGAGTATCGGGACATCAAACCGGTGAGAACGGAGGTGCTGAAATGACAATGACGCCGTGTAAAGACTGCCCCGCGTGAAGCTGCAAAGCTGCGGGCGAGCGAACTGACAAAGAGGGAGATTGAAAAATGAACGAATTTATCGACCGTGAAAAAGCCATAGCAAACATCAAAGCGGCATATTGCTGTGGCTGCGAACATTACAACGGCGTAAGATGCCGCGCGTGTCAGATTATGGACGCGATGGATGTGCTGGAAGATGAACCGGCAGTGCCTGTGATTGACGCGAAATCTATGAAAAAGTACCTGACCGACTGGAAAGACGGGCTGGCCGGGAGCGGAAATTGGGGGTACTCGTACGCAATCAGGGCAGAGCAAACGGTTCAGGTGCTGGATACCATACTGACCCGCATTGGTTACATGCTCAATGGTGACAGCGGGGTGCAGACCGATGGTAAAACTTGAACCCTGCAAAGACTGCCCCGACCGGCACCCGATCTGCCACGACAGCTGCCCACGGTACGCCGAGTACAAGCGTCAGCTGAAAGCGCAGCGCATCTACACCAACGGGAACCATGCGGCGGAGCGGATCAGCCGCAACGACTTCGACAAAGAAGGATGGATGGGAGGAAGAAAGCGGTGAGAACCCATAAGCCGCCCATCGGCACGCCCATGTGGCATGTGCTGGAACACCTGTACTACGAAAAGACCCGCGCGGGGCCGCTGATGGAATACGTGATCCGCGAAGCCCGTGTGACCGGATATTTTCAGGGCGGTTACACCGAGATCAGGCTGACGGGAAAGAATGCGGGCGGGTTTATGACGCCGTACTCCTATCCACTGAAGGACATCGGCGAAAAGCTGTTTTACACGCCAGAAGAGGCCGCCCGGCTTGCAAAGCGAATGACTGAGAACGAAGAGAAAATGATCTGGTGCAGTGATCCGCTGCGCAGGCCGTGGGCGGAGTACATCATGCCGGTGGCGGAACAGACAAGCTTATTTCAGGGGGTGAGCAAATGAGGTACAAGCCCGGCGCTTACATCGTCTCTCTCGACCACCTGATGGGGCAGGAACTTGTTTATTGCGGCGGGAAACTGCTCCACAAGGGATGGTTTGGCAACTGGCAGCTGTGGTATGCGAAAGCTGAGCTTGCCAGACTGCGCATTCGGGAAGCTGTGAGAACGGAGGAAGAACATGAAACCGAAAACGAAATCCGAGCTGATGGCCGTGTGGGCCAGCCGGCCCGACCAGCTCAAAAGAGAGCGGGAGGTCAAGGCCATCCGCCGGGTGGGCAATGAGTACGCAGATATGCTGTTTGAGTATGACCAGCAGCGCAGAAAAGCTGAAAAGCAGTGCGAGCAGCTGGCAATGGAAGGGATGATGAAAAAATGACTGAAATGCAAAAACTGGACGCCGCCCTCACGGAGATGGGCGTCGAACACACCTACGACCGCGAATACATGGGCGGAGAACAGATCGTTGTGACGGAAAACGAAAAGTACCGTTGGGACGCAATCTGTACGCCCGATTCCTATGGCTGGCAGGACGGACTGCTGGAAGTGATGGGCAAACCCTTGCTTGGTTATGGTTGCGTGATGGGCTACCGCACCGCAGAAGATGTCCTGAAAATGTTAAAGGGGAGCGAAGCTCATGCCAAACCATGAGGATTACGTGTGGTACAAAGAGCATGGAATCTGCCCGGCATGTAGGCATGCAAAGGCTTCTCCCGGCAGAGTACTGTGCGATGAGTGTCTTGAAAAACAGCGCGAAACGGACAGAATCAGGCGCAAGAGCAAAGACAGGACACAAGTGAACTCTTACCAGAAAGAACGCAGAGAACGACTAAAAGCTAGTGGAATGTGCTTTCGATGCGGTAAACGTAAAGCAGAATGCGGGAAGACAATGTGCTCAGAATGCGCTATTAAATATCGCAGATGGGACAGAGAATGGCATTCAAAACATTCTCGCCATTTCAAGGAGACAGGCCAATGCCAGTGGTGCGACAGCATGGCGATTCCGGGTAAAAACTACTGCCAAAAGCACTACTACGACCTCTGCGAACGCATTGCAAAAGGCCGAAAAGCGCAAAAAGATAAAGCGAACTGCAAGCGCATGAACAATGCGTTCTGGATGGAGCACAAGAGGGGTGGTGTACAATGTACTTGACCCTCTACGGCGACCCGCGAACCAAGAAGAACTCTGCCCGCATCCTCAAAAGCCGCTCAGGCGGGCGCTTTGTGGCCCCTAGCAAAGCCTACGTGGATTATGAGACGGACTGCCTGCGGCAAATCAAAAGGCCGCGCAGCCCCATCTCTGCCCGCGTGAACGTGAGGTGCGTGTACTACATGAAAACCGCCCGCCGGGTCGATCTGGCAAACCTCATCGAGGCTACAACGGACATTCTGGTTAAAGCCCGCGTGCTGGAGGACGACAACAGCCGAATCGTTGCCGCCCACGATGGCAGCCGGGTGAAGCTTGATCGGAAGAATCCGCGGGTGGAAATTGAGATTGGAGAAATGGAGGAAGAAAAATGAACCAATTTTTTCTTGTCATCGGCGCAACGCTTTGCTACGTCGGCGGATTCGGCATCATGATTTATCTTTTGGGAGTCCTAACCGAACTGTGCATCGAAATCTGGGACAGTAATTTTAGACAGATTTGTGTTCGATTCCAAATCGCGCCGGGCGATGTTTCATACTTTGCCCAGAGTAAAAAAGACATTGAAGCAGCACTTGAGAAGCAACGCATTCGGTGGCCGAACATGGACGATGCATCTTTCGGGTGGTGGAACTGCCCAGAATGCAACACGCCGAACCGATACGCCAGCGAAAGCAAACCGGTTGCATATTGCCGCTGCTGCGGGCAAGCTGTCGATATGGATTACTACAGGAGGCATGCCGATGATTCGCACACGGATACCTGACCCCGACACACCAAAGCCTGACAGTAGCGTGGACTACCGCACCGTCAAGGCGTGGTTTCAGCAGTGCCGCGACCTTGCGGCAGCTATCGAAGTCCAGAAGCAAAAAATACAGCGCATCCGAGACGTGGCCGAAAAATGCACCCAGAGCCTGAGCGGAATGCCTGCGGGTGGTGGCAATGGGGACAAGGTGGGCTTTGCTGTAGAGCAGCTGGACACCGAGCGCCGACAGCTTCAGAGGATGGAGACGGACCTGTGCAATCTGCGTGTTGAGGCCACCCGGCGGGCATACTGCCTGATAGCCGAGCCGGAATGCGCCGAAGCGATTTGCGAGCACTATGTCATGGGCAAGTCTCACAAGGAAATCGCAAAAGAGGTCGGCGTATGCGGGGCAGATGTGGTCTACCGGAGAATCAAACGCGGATGCATGGCCCTGGCTGAGATATGGGACGAGTTTTCTGACGTGCAAAGTGTACAACATGCACAAGAAAACACAGCATGATTTTGGTAGGGGTCAGCTCTTTTCAAGTCTGTAAGCTTAGATGTAAAATTCTAATAAGCGGTTCAGCGCTAAGCGGTAGCCGCTTGCCACGCAGCCTCCAGAACGGTTCCTTCCTTGTGACAGGTTTTCATGCTTTCCTGTTCTCCTTCACCGTTTTGCGGGCTGCTTCTATGCGATACACTGACACAAAGGCAGCCTGTCGCTCACGAGAGACAGGAGGCGGTTCGATTCCGCCGTATCGCACCGTATGGCGCATGGACTCATCCCCCACAAAGCTGCACGCTTAACCTCCCGTGCCACGAGAGAAAGCTTTGAATCCCCGAGGGTGTGGGTAGACTTCCCGACGGGATGTGCGTCAAACAACAGCCCTGGCGGAGAACCAGGGCTGTTTTATATGGCCGCCTGAGCGCAGTACGGAGCGCGTGTCAGCTGAGATATTGCTGGCTGGTTCGAGTCCAAGGGCGGTGTTTTATACTCCGGTAGCTCAAGTGGTAGAGAGCAGCGGTCTCCAAAACCGCATGTTGCAGGTTCGAGTCCTGCCGGGAGTGCTTGCATGATCTGACGAGAGCGGGGAGTGCAATAGCGGGGCATCCAGCCGCGAAAGTTCTGGGTGCAGAGGCTTTGCACCCGACAAGCAAAGCCTCTTATTATATGCCGTCATAGCTCAACTGGCAGAGCGCCGCCCATTTAAGGCGGGACAACATTGGTGATACCACGGGAACATCACTGCACAGCCAACCACTGCGCACATCCATTCCGTGGGTGCCGGTTCGAATCCGGCTGGCGGCACATTCGATATTTTGACCGTTCGGATTTTCCGGGCGGTTTTTCTTTTGCACGAGTTTAGAGAGGTGGTGGCGGTGAGTGCGAAGCGGCTGACAGACAGGCAAAAAAAGAAGATCGTTGCTGACTATGTGCAGTTGCAGAGCTACGCCAGAGCCGCCAAGCTGAACGACGTGGCAGAAAGCACCGTGCGGAAAATCGTGAAAGACAATCCCAAGTGTGCGGATTTGTGCGCCTTAAAAAAAGAGCAGAACACGCAGGACATGCTTTCCTACTTAGGCAGCAAGCGCGGGGAAGCGCAGGATCTTCTCGGGCTGTACCTTCAAGCGATGGCAGACCCAGACAAAATTGCAGAAGCGACGCTGCCGCAGCTGTCCACGGCGTTTGGAACCATCGTGGACAAGTTTGCTATGCTGGGAGACCAGAGCGGCATAGAAGCCCCGGACGATGGCCTGCTTGAGGCTCTGAGCGCTGCCGCAGACATCAGCCCGCCGGACGACGTGGAAATGCTGCCGGAGGAAGAGGACGACCATGCGGAAAAGTAACGGATTCCGTTGGAAAGCCCTCAGCCAGCGGCAAAAGCAGGTCTTGAGCTGGTGGACGCCGCAGAGCGCATACAGCGGCTACAACGGCATCATTGCTGATGGCGCTATCCGATCGGGCAAGACCTTTGCCATGAGCTTTTCTTTTGTCCAGTGGGCTATGACCTGCTACAGCGGCCAGCAGTTTGCCATGTGTGGTAAGACCATTGCCAGCTTCCGGCGCAACGTGCTGGGCACGCTCAAGCAGCAGCTTGCAGCCCGTGGCTACAACGTCAAGGAACATCGGGCAGAAAACTGCATGACCGTCAGCAAGGGCGGCAGAACCAACGAGTTTTATTTTTTCGGCGGCAAGGACGAGAGCAGCCAGGACCTGATCCAGGGCATCACCCTTGCCGGGGCATTCTTCGACGAGGTGGCCCTGATGCCGCAGAGCTTCGTCAACCAGGCCACGGCCCGATGCTCTGTCACCGGGTCAAAGTTCTGGTTCAACTGCAACCCTGCCAGCCCACAGCACTGGTTTTATCTGGAGTGGGTGCGCAAGTGCCGTTCACGCAAGATGATGTATCTCCATTTCACGATGGACGACAACCTTTCGCTTTCCGAGGACATCAAGGCCAGATACCGCAGCCAGTACAGCGGCGTTTTCTATCAGCGCTACATTCTAGGCCTGTGGACGGTGGCCGAGGGCCTTGTATATGACATGTTCGACCGCAAGAAGCACGTCGTTGATGAGCTGCCGGAGCTGTCACCAAAGAGCGCCTATGTGGCGTGCGACTTTGGCACCCAGAACGCAACGGTTTTTTTGCTATTCCAGAAGCAGGCAGATGCAGACTGCTGGATCGTCACCCGGGAGTACTACTACAGCGGCCGGGAACAGAAGCGGCAAAAAACCGTGGGCGAGTACGTCACAGACCTCAAGGCGTGGCTGAATGGTCTCAAGCCGGAGAGAATCATCGTTGACCCCTCTGCCCTGCCCCTGATTACAGAGCTGCGCAAGAACGGCTTTACTCAGACACCAGCAAACAACGACGTTCTGAGCGGCATTCTGGACGTACAGACCATGCTGCAGACCGGGCGGCTGAAGATCTACAAAGACTGCAAGCACACGCTGGAAGAGTTCGGCGTGTACGCTTGGGACCCGGATAAAGACGACACCGTGCTAAAGGTCAACGACCACTGCATGGACGCTATCCGCTATTTCGTGCGCACAAAGCGCCTTGTGAAACTGAGGGATTGATTTTGAGCACTGTATACACTTTCCAGACCTTCCAGCAGGCGCAAGCCGCCGGGGAGCAGCCTGATTTCATCCGGCGGTTCGTGCAGCAGCACTGCGCTTCCGAACCGTACAAGATGGCGCTGGACGCCGACCTGTACGATGCCCAGAAAAACCCGGGAGCTGAACGCTTCGCGCAGGCTTACGCTTTGATGCTGAAGCGCCTGTCCAAAAACACAAGTCAGGACACCCCGCGGCCGGATATGGTCAAGAGCAATCTTTTCCGGCGGCTCAACAAGCAGCGGGCGACCTACTCCCTCGGCAACGGCGTGGTCTTTGCAGACGATGGCGTGGACAAGGGCAAGCTTGGGCAGAATTTTGATGAGCAGATCCAGAAAGCCGGATATTTTGCGCTGATCCACGGCGAGAGCTTTGGATTCTGGAACAACGACCATCTGGTTGTTTTCAAGCTGACAGAGTTCGCGCCCCTGTACGATGAAAAGACAAGCATTTTGCAGGCGGGTGTGCGCTTCTGGCGGCTGAACCCGGACACGGATATGCACTATATCCTGTACGAGCTGGACGGCTTTACCGAGTACACGGAAAGCAAAATCGGCAGCACGATGCAGGAGACAACGCCGAAGCAGGCATACAAGAGCGTGACCGTCACCACCCCCGGCGGCGGGCTGGAAAGCGTGGAGGGCGAAAACTACAGCGCTCTTCCCATTGTGCCGCTGTGGGGCTCCGACCTACACCAGAGCACCCTTGTGGGGCTGAAAGCCTACATTGACAACACCGATCTGGTGATGTCCGGCTTCTGCAATGACCTGCAGGACTTTTCGCAGATCTACTGGCTGTGCGAGAACTTCAACGGCATGACCGATGACGAGCTGCAGGAGTTCCTCGTCAAACTGAATTTGTACCACATTGCAGGCGCAGACACCAGCGAGGGCGGCAAGATCACCCCCTACACCACCGAGATTCCCGTGACGGCCCGGCAGGCTCTGTTGGAGCTGCTCCACACCCGGGTGTATGAGGACTTCGGCGGTCTGGACGTGCATTGCGTGAGCGCGGACAGCACCAACGACCATCTGGATGCGGCCTATGAACCGCTGAACCAGAACGCGGACGACTTCGAGGCGCAGGTCAAGCCGTTCATCCGGCAGATCTGCGCACTGGCTGGCTTTGACAACGCTATGCCGACATTCAACCGCAGCAAGATCACCAACACGGCTGAGCAGGTTAGCATGGTGATTTCTGAGGCGCCGATCATCGGGCAGGACATGGCCATTGACCTGCTGCCCAACCTGACCCCGGAACAAAAGGAGCAGGCCAAGGCAGCACTGATGGCTGAGAGCGCAACACGAGAGACCGTGGACGAGGAGGAAGGGGCAAAAAATGAGACATGACCCAAATAGAATGGCCGATGCAATCCTTTTTGTTGCTGACATTGCGATTGTTGCTGGGCTGTTTCTGGCTGTTGCGCAGGCGATTGGCTTATGACCGACCGTGACCGCATCTCTACCCGCCAGCTGAACCGCCTGCGCCGCCGTATCCTCCGGGTGTACGGCACTGCCCGCCGGGAAATGACCGAGCAGCTTACCGAGTTTCTGGCCAAGTACAAAGCGCTGGACGAGCGCAAGCGGGCGCAGCTGGATGCAGGCGAGATCACCGAAGAGGATTACCGCATCTGGCTGCAAAATCAGGTCTTTCAGTCCGATTTGATGCGCGCCAAGCTGGACGGCATCACCCAGACTTGCACCACAGCCCAAGAGACGGCCTACAAACTGGCCCGAGACGAGCAATACAACATCTTTTCCTTTGGCGCAAACTGGACGTTTTACGAGCTGGAACAGGCCGCAGGAGTGACGTTCGGGCTGACCCTGTACAACACCGAAGCGGTCAAGCTGCTGCTGAAAGAGAACCCCCGCATGGTGCCCAACAAGCGCATCAAGAGCGAGAGCAACCGCACCTATGACGCCCGGATGTTCAACCGCTACGTCATGCAGGGCATCATTCAGGGAAAGAGCGTCCACGACATCGCCGTGCAGGCGGTCAACGGCATGGCAGACACGGAAATCCACTGGGCCATGAACAACGCCATCACAGCCATTACCAGTGCACAGAACGCCGGTGCTTTGCAGCAGATGCGCAACGCCCAGGATTTGGGCATTGAGGTCAAAAAGCGGTGGAACTCCACCCACGACTACCGCACCCGTGAGATGCACCGCCTGCTTGACCAGCAGACAGCAGAGCTTGACGAGCCTTTCAAGGTCATGGGTTACGAGATTCAGCGCCCCGGCGACCCAAACGCAGCGCCGGAGATGGTCTACCACTGCCGCTGTGTGCTGTCCTCTGCGCTGGGCAAGTATCCAAGGCAGAACGCCATGCAGCGGGACAATGTGACCAAAGAGACCATCCCCGTCATGGATTACACCGAGTGGTATAAATCCAAGGGCGGCAAAGAGAAAGAGCAAATGTGGTGGGCGGAAGAGCGCAAGAGAAAAAAGGAGGCTGCAAAGCATGGATGAGAAGAAGCCTTGCAAATTTTGCGAGAGGCTTGCGTGGTGGAAGAAAAATTCCCCCAAAGGGGAGAACGGCCTTTACACCACGTTTCAAGTCAGTCTTATCACAAAAACGCACAGGAAAGGCGCAGGCGTGTGCGGCACGGTAACGCATCGTGCCGGGCAGCTGAATTTCTGCCCTGAGTGCGGTCGCATCTTAAAGAAAAAGCGAGAACCGAGGAATGAACCGTGATTCTGCCGATGGAAAACACCGAAAAGATGATTTTTCCGGGCGTGGGCAAGTATGGCATCCCTGAAATCAAGCCAGAAACGGACATCCGCATTGACAAGCTGGAATGGATCCCGGTCAATTATGCGCTGACGGCCAAAGACAAGGCCACAAAAGGCGTGCATTTTTACAAAGACGATTACCAGTTTGAACGGTTCTGGAACAACCCTGACAAATACATTCCGCTTTTGCAGCAGTTCGGCGCGGTATGCTCGCCTGATTTTTCGCTTTACAGCGATATGCCGCTTGCTGTACAGATTTTCATGCACTACAAAAAGCACTGGCTTGCCGCATACTGGCAGGCGCACGGCATCCACGTCATTCCAACGCTCTGCTGGTGCGGCGAGCAAAGCTATGATTGGTGCTTTGATGGTGAGCCGAGAAACGCCATTGTGAGCATTTCGAGCCACGGCACACAATCTGACCCATACGAAGCAGAGTGCTTTGCCAAACACTGCCGCAAGGCGCTGGAAGTGCTGCAGCCAAGCGGTATTTTGTGGTATGGCAAATGCCCGGCGGAGTTCGACTGGAACGTGACCAAAATCAAGCCGTTTCAATACGAAAGGAGGCATTACCGTGAGTAAAAGAGGTTCGGGCAGTTCAGCGAGAGCGGGCGGCGGAGGGATGGCTGCTTTTAACGCAGCATCGCTGCCGATTAAGGGCAGTGAAAAACAGGTTGCTTGGGCGCGAGATATTATTCAGAGCGCTTTTGATACGATTGATGCAAATATCAAGCGCACGGAAGAGCAGAACAAAAAAGAGATTGCAGATTTCAAGCAAAGGCATCCAGACAGAAAAATGACAGCCGAGCTCAAAAGCAGAATTACTGCGGACAATGATGCTTGGATTGCAGCTGCAAAAGAATACCGGAGCGCCAGCGCTCAAAACTTTTCCAAAATGAACGAAATCCCGGCAAAACAGGTCATTGACAGCAGATATAACTTCTCTGGCGAGATGATTTTAAGAAGCATCAATTACAACGCAGAACAAAAAAAGCGTAAGAAATAACCATGAAACTCAACTACGACATCAAATTTATCGACAACACCCCGCAGCTGCATGAGGCGCTGGACTCGTGGGCGGAGCGGGTGCTGACCCTCTGGGGCATGAAGGTGCAGGACTACGCCAAGCTTCTTGTGCCCACAGGTGCGGCAGACAGCACGGGAATTGAGGGCTACGTGGGCGGCGCGCTCAAGCAGAGCCTGACCTACGCCGTAGACCTTGCAAAAAAGACCGTGACCATTGGGTCAAATCTCTTTTACAGCGTCTATGTGGAGTTGGGCACGGGCGTTCACGCCACAAACGGCAACGGACGCAAAACGCCGTGGGTCTGGAAGGACTTCAACGGAAAGTGGCACTTTACCCGGGGCATGAGAGCAGCCAACGAGGGCAAAGGATTCCTCCGCCCGGCAGTGGAAGAACACATTGACGAGCTGCGAGAGATTGCGGTGGAAGAAGCAAATCGGGACAACTAAACACTCAGCGGTTGGCGCACAGCGTCAGCCGCTTTTTTATGCCGTTTTCGCTCAATGGTAGAGCTGCTGATTTGTAACCAGCGGACGCGGGTTCGATTCCTGCAGGCGGCACCACACCGGCAGCACGTCCGGCAAATAAACCTTATTGCCAAGCATGGCAGCCCGAGCAAGGGCGGAAAGGACTATCACATGGCACTCAAAAGAGCTGACATCCGCACGATTCTGGAAAACCCCGAAACCTCCAACGATGACAAGGCAAAAGCCATTCTGGACGCCCTGCACAAGGAGACGGACGAACTCAAAGACCAGCTGGATGCAGAAAAAACAGCCCGCACACAGGCCGAGAAGGACCGGGATGCAGCCAATGGCGACAAGCAGGCCGCCGAAAAGGCGCTGACCGACTACAAGGCCCAGCAGACCCAGAAGGACACCCGGGCCACGAAAGCAGCGGCATACAAGCAGCTGCTGAAGGACAATGGCGTGCTGGAAAAGCACTTTGACCGCGTTGTAAAAATGACCGGCGCGGACATCGATGCTTTGGAGCTGGACGAGAACGGCAAGGTCAAGGACGCAAAGAAGTTCATGGACAGCCAGAAAGACGTGTGGGGCGACTTTGTGGCTACAACCACGACCACCGGCGCAAAGGTTGACACCCCACCCACCAACACCGGCTCCAAAATGACCAAAGACCAAATTTTTGCAATCAAGGACGCTGGCGAACGCCAGGCTGCGATTGCTGCAAATGCCGACCTTTTCACGGGCGGCGGAAAGGACTAACACATGGCAGCAAAGACCAATCTGATCACCACTACCGAGATCACCGTCAACCCTCGGGAAATCGACTTTGTGACACGCTTCCAGCGCAACTGGGAGCACCTGCGGGAGATCATGGGCATCATGCGCCCCATTCGGATGCAGCCCGGCACCGTGCTGAAGAGCAAGTACGCCCAGGGCACCCTGCAGAGCGGCACCGTGGCAGAGGGCGAGGAGATTCCCTACAGCCAGTACACCGTCAAGGAGAAGGACTACGGCAAGATCACCATCGAGAAGTACGCCAAAGCCGTCACCATCGAGGCCATCCAGAATTACGGCTACGAGGTTGCCGTGCAGAAGACCGATGATGAGTTTCTGTACGACCTGACCGCAAAGGTGACCGACAAGTTCTACAAGTACCTGAACACCGGCACCCTGAAAGGCACACCCAAGACTTTCCAGATGGCTCTGGCAATGGCAAAGGGCAGCGTGGAGAACAAGTTCAAGAATATGCACCGCACCGTCACCGGCGTTGTGGGCTTTGCCAACGTCCTGGACGTGGCGGAGTACCTGGGCACCGCCCCGATCACCATCCAGAATCAGTACGGCTTCCAGTACATCAAGGATTTCATGGGCTACAACACCATCTTCCTGCTGTCTGACGGCGAGATCGCAAAGGGCAAGGTCATTGCCACCCCCGTGGACAACATCGTGATGTACTATGTTGACCCCTCCGACAGCGACTACGCCAAGGCTGGGCTGGTGTACACCACCGCAGGCGAGGCCAGCAACCTGATCGGCTTCCACACCCAGGGCAACTACACCACCGCCGTCTCTGAGAGCTTCGCCATCACCGGCGTGACCCTGTTTGCTGAGTACCTGGACGGCATCTCTGTCCAGACTATCACTCCGGGCGAGTAATCGCCCTTTTTGAGGAGGAGGCATCCAATGACCGTCCCTGAGCTGTGCGTACTGACGCACAATTTTTTTGACCGGGCGGACGACCCCATTGCCGGGGAGTTCGCCTTTGAGCCGGATACCGTGCCCGTCGGGGTAGTGCCGGGGCAGTATTTCCTCGTGTGCGGATCCATCTTCAACGACGGCATTCACAAGGCCGGGGACGGAGACCTCACCGCCGAGACCTTCGCCGGGACGGTGCAGCCCATGCGGGTGCCGCCTGCCTTTGTGGAGCTGGCTGAGAAAATCGATGCATACGATAAGGCGCTGCCCGCCGGCGGCGTGTATGCGTCCCAGTCTTTTGCCGGGTGGTCCGGCACGATGGCTACAGGCGCGGACGGCCTGCCTGCCGACGGCAAGACCCGCTATAAATCCGAGATCAATCAGTGGAGGAAGATGTGACATGGTCAACGCGTTCACTGCGTCCACCGTGATGCAGGGCTTTACAAAAAAATTCCGCTTCCAGACCCGCAGCTATGAGCCTGACGGCGTGGGCGGCTTTGTCTCTGGCTGGACGGACGGCCCGGAATTTGAGGCTGTAGAGCGCCACGACACCACCGTGGAAGCTCAGGTGGCGGAGCAGGCTAACACAGCATCCACCTATACGCTGCTGGTCAACACCGGTGTGCCGCTGGCTTTCCCGGACTACGTCAAGCGGGTGAGCGACGGGCAGACCTTTCAGGTGACGAGCGCAGCCGATGAGGGCGGCGCTCCGGAAGAATCCGGCATGGGCCTGCGGGCCGTGAAGTGCAAAAAGGCGGTGCTGCCGTAATGGGGCCGTCTGAGAGCATCAACCGGGCGCTGAACGCTTTTTTCAACGGCTTTGGCATCCCGGGCTATCTGGAAGATAACATCCCTCCCGGCGCAGAACTGCCGTATCTGACCTATCAGCCGACAATTCCCGGCGGCTGGAATGAGTCCGGCACCTTCCACGCCCGGCTTTGGTACCCGAGTGCCAAAGGCCGGACGCCTATTTTACAAACTGAAGACAAGATAAGCGCGGCCCTTGCAGATGGTTTGACCATCGAATGCGAGAGCGGCGCTATTCTTTTGCGCAAAGGCAGCCCGTGGGCGCAGCCGCTCGACAACCCGCCCGAGGGCTATCTGTGCGAATACCTCAATTTTGAGCTTACACGGCTTGTCCCGTGAGAAAGGATCCTTTATGCCTGAAACTCTGGCAAAAAAGTTCGCGGTCAATGTGCTGACCCCGGATGCATTCAAGAGCATCCCGAAAGGCTCCGGAAATCTGCTTTCCACATTCGACCTTTCCGCTCCCAAAATCGACAGCACCAATGTCGTATGCGCCACGCAGGGCGGCGTTACCATCTCCTACAGCAACAGCATGGAGGATACGCTGGCCGACATCGACAACGCGCCCACCAACACCAAGCAGGGCAATGAGGTCACCGGAACCACCGCCACCATCGCCTTTACCACTCCCAACGCAAGCCCCGATGTGCTCAAGCTGGCTATCGGCACGGCCGACATCGACGCGGACGACCCCACCCATGTGGTCCCCCGCATCGAGGCTGCTCTGAAGGACTACAGGGAGCTGTACTGGGTTGGCCCTATGATCGGCGGCGGCTTTCTGGTTTGCAAAATTTTCAACGCCCTTTCTTCCGGCGGCCTGAGCCTCAAGACGGCCCACCGGGGCGGCGGCTCCATGCAGATCACTCTCACCGGATACGCTGACCTGGAAAACCCCACTCAGGCCCCCATGGAATTTTACTCGATCGTCAAGGCCCCGGCCGGGGACTAAGGAGGACATATGCGCAACATCATCGATCTCGACGGCACCGAATACCTCAAGCGCACCTATGAGTGTGCGCAGGCTTATAAAAAGTACGTGGCAGACTCCGGCGTGATGGACATTCTGGGCCGCGAGCCGGAGCTGACCGGCACGGAGACGGACGCGGAGCGGCTGGAAAAACGCCGGGCTCAGGCCAACAAAAACGCTGTGGACATGACCAAGCTGCTTTATACGGACAAGGCAGACCTCACCCTCGGCATCCTGCCCCTGTTCGTGGTGCTGGACAAGGACGAGGAGCAGCCGCCTACCAAGGTGCTGGCCTCTGCCATGAGCCGGGCGCTCCGGGACGTGGATTTCATGGATTTTTTTCAGTCCTTGATGTGATCGGCGCGGACGGCTACCGGCGGCTGGTATCCACCATCCGGCTGGACATGCTCCGGCTGCTGGGCAAGCCGTACATCATGGAGCATATCCGCGCCGAGGTGCGCAGGCATCAGGAGGCACAGCTTTTCCGGGACTATGTGGCCGACGCCATCGGGCAGTATCTCGGCATCCAGCCCCTTTACTCCGGGCTTGCATCCAGGCATTTCCCCCTGCTGCACACCAAAGAAGACACCCGCACGGCGGAGCAGATCACCGCCGAAAATGCAAAGGCTCTGGCGGAGCTGTGCGGAGGAGGTGAAGCGCCCTGAATATCTTTAATCTAGAGGCGACTCTGTCGCTGGACGATTCCGCTTACCGGCAGAGCATCCAAAACGTGCAGAGCAGCACCAAAAGAGCTGTCACGGAGCTGGGCTTCGAGTACAGCAAAGCGGCGCAGAAAGTCGCCGAACTGACAAAGCGGTACAACGAATCGGCCGAAAAGACCGGGCGCACCTCTGCGCAGACCAAGGAGCTGAAAGCTGCTCTGGCCTCTGCCCGGGCTGAGTTGAAAGAGACCACCTCGGCCCTGAAATCAGCTAATATCGGCATGACGGAGTTTGGCGGGGCATCTGAGACCGCCAGCGGCTCTCTCACCGGAGCCATCACCAAAGCCAACCTGCTTACCGGGGTCATCTCCAACGTAAGCTCCATGGCCCTGTCTGCGGCCAAGGATTTTATCCAGACCGGCATCCAGTATAACGCCCAGCTGGAAAGCTACACCACCGGCTTCACCAATATGCTGGGCAGCGCTGAGGCGGCTAAAGCGGCCATGGACGCCATTCAGGAGGATGCTGCGCGCACCCCCTTTGATGTGGCGAGCCTGACACAGGCTAACCAGCTGCTCATCAGCGCCGGCGAAAACGCGGGATACTCCCGCAAGGTCATCATGGCGCTGGGCGACGCTGTTTCGGCTACAGGCGGCGGCAATGCAGAGCTGTCCCGCATGTCGGCGAACTTGCAGCAGATCGCCAACGTGGGCAAGGCGTCCGCTATCGACATCAAGCAGTTTGCCTATGCGGGCATCAATATCTATCAGGTTTTGGCCGACTACACCGGAAAATCGGTGCAGGAAGTCCAGAAGATGACCATCAGCTATGATTTGCTGTCGCAGGCCCTTATCGCGGCCAGCGAAGAGGGCGGACGATATTACAACGCCATGGACACCCAAAGCCAGACCATGAATGGCCGAGTATCCACGCTGAAAGATAACGTGAGCCAGCTGGCGGGTCTTATGACAGGAGGTTTGTCTGACGCAGTAGGAAGCGTCATATCAAAGCTCAATGACATGACCGTGGCCGCTATTGAAGCCTATAAGCAAGATGGCTGGTGGGGAATGGCCGGAGCTGCTCTTTCCACGATTGAACCGCTCAATGAAGTTGGTCAAGCGCTTGACCGCATAAAAGAAAAAGCAAACTCGGCGCTTACTCGCATTTCTTACATCATCAATTCTCGTACCGTCCCCAACTTTGCATATAGCAGCGAAGAAGAGTATGCCGCAGCGTTGGACCAGCAAAACTCCCGCAACCGCCGCAGGCAGGCAGCGCTAAATGGCGTTGGCATCAGCAACAAGAGCTGGTCTGAGCGGCAGGCTGAGCTTGCTGCTGCCGCTGGCTCCGGTGGCAGCTCAATCCCCACTGGCGGCAGCGGTGGGAGCTCTTCCAGCGGCAAGCCTGGCTCAAAGCCCACCACCGAGACGGTCATTTCGTCCATCTCCAGAACGGCTACGACTACCGCTCAGAACGCCCTTGGTACCGTGACCACCAGCATCCAGACTCTCACCGAAAAGGTCAAGGACAGCGCGGGCAGCATCAAAGACCGCATCACCGAGACCACCACTACGACCGGCAAGGAGATGGTCGATGGCATCGAGACCACCTATAAACAGGTTGAGACCAAAGTCAACGGCGTGGTGACCAAAACCACAAAGACGTACGACGATATGTCGAAAACGCTGGCGGCCACCCTGACCCGCACCGCCAGCAAGGTAGAGGGCGGCGTGACCACGGCGATCCAGGAGGTCACCAAAAAATACGCCGACAACACCGAGCACATCGAAAAGACCGAGACCATCACCGAAGAAAACATCGTCGATGGCGTGGCCCGGACCACCAAGACCATCAACACCTATATCGACGGTGTGCTCCAGAACACCAAGGTTGACACCGAAGAGGCCGAAAAAAGCATCCAGGCTGCGCTTTCCCGCACTGAAAAGTATATCTCTGAGATTCAGGGACAGTCTGACAAAGGCATTTTCGGGCTGGTGAAGTCTCTCTTTACCGACATCAAAAACAAAGACGGCAAGGCCATCGCCGGGGATGTGGTAAAGGTCATTTTTGGGCAGGTGACGCAAGAGCAGCGCAACACCATCCTGAAATGGGCAGACGATGCAATGACTGCCATCAATGAGCACTACGCGCAGGGCGGCATTCAGGGGGCGCTGCAGAGCATTGCAGGCCTCTTCAGCAACGGCATCACCCCGGCGGTCAACGGCTCCACCAAAGAAGTGCAGAGCTTTGCCGCCGCCATGAAGAGCCTTTCCGGAACCGGAGGCTCCGGCGGCATTGTCAGCAGCATCCTCAAGCTGTTCGGCGGCGGTACGAAGGCTGCGGCGGCTGCCGGTGAAGCCGGTGCTGGGCAGGCCATTGCGTCCGCAGCGGGCGGAGCGGTCTCCTTTTTCCCGGAGTGCCTTGCTGTGCTGGCTGTCATCGCGAATGGCGTTGTAGGCTTCAAGATGGGCCAGAATGCCCGCGCCCGCGAGGATTCTGGCGAAGAGCGCTCTCTGGGAAGCAAGCTTCTCTCCAGCGCGCTTCTGGCGGCCACCGGCCCCATCGGCTGGATCAGCTACTTTTTCGGCAAAAAGTTTGGCAAAAAGTCCTCGTCTTCTTCTTCTGCGGCAGAAAGCACCCCGTCTGGCGCCATGAGCTATCTGGACATTCAGGACGCCTACTGGTACGGCAACGAGCGGGCTTTTGCGGGCTACGACTACCGCAGCGACCCCTTTACCTACAACCCCAACAACAATTCCGTTCCCAAATATCAGGCGGAGATACAAGCCCAGCTTGCAAAGCTGAGCAACGTAGTGGAGCAGTATCTGCCCGACGTGGCAAATCAGCAGATCGTGCTGGATGACGGCACCATTGTGGGCGCTCTCGCCCCCGGCATGAACGACCAGCTGGGCCATATCCAGATGCTTGCAGAAAGGGGCAACTGAGATGTACGAGATTTTTGCATATCCCTACGGTGACCCCGAAAACAAGCTGACCGTCTATCAGCCGGGCAACCGACAGGCTGTGGTGCTGTCGCCCAAGCTTACCCGCGAGGTGAGCAAGGGCGGCAGCCTTACTTTTACCATGCTGCGCACCCACCCCTGCTACGAATCCATGCAGAAGATGTCAACCGCTGTGGCGGTGCATCAGGACGGCAAGGAGATATGGCGGGGACGTGTACTCAGCCACGAAGCCGACTGGCTCAACCGCCGGGTCATCTACTGCGAGGGAGCTCTCAGCTATTTTAACGACAGCTGCATTACCCCCTTTAACTACGAGGGCAAGCTGAGGGATTTTTTGGAATACCTCATCAAAGCCCATAACTCCCAGATCTCCGGCGGCGACGGTTACGAGGAGCAGACCAGCTACGACAAGATGAAAAAGTTTGAGCTGGGCAAGGTGACTGCCGCCCTCGGCGACCTCGTGGTGAGCTACGGCGACCGCAACCAGTACGGCGTTGGCGAGGACTACGGCAGCACATGGGACATCATCAGCAAAATGGTGCTCAAGACCTACGGCGGCTACGCTTACTGCACCTATAACTCCACCACCGGCATGAACGTGCTCAACTACTGCGACCAGGCATACGAGGCTGACCGGCAGACCGCCCAGAACATCGAATACGGCGTGAATCTGCTGGATTTTACCGAAAAGACCGACACCAACGACCTTTTTACCCGCATCTGGCCGATGGGCAACAAGCACACTGTCGAAGAGACCAAGACCCAGTGGAAGTACAAATTTCTCTGGTTTAAGTGGGGCTCGACTACCGTGACGACCGGCACCCACGAAGAGCGCTACGGCATCAACGGCACGAGCCAGAGCGCCGTGGACAAGTACCTCCCGAAAAAAGGCTACAGCTGGAATCGGGAGTACGGGTGGATACAGAACGACGAGGCTGTAAAAAAGTTTGGCGTGGTCTCCAAAATCAGGGAGTTTGACACGGACAGCAGCGACGCCACCTTTGCCGCTGCGGTGCAGGACCTGGAAAAGAACGACCTCATGACCATGAGCTATGAGGTCAAGGCCGTTGACCTTGTGGACGCGGGCTATGATACCGAGAGGCTGACCTTTGCAAGCTTTGCCCATATCATCAGCAAGCCCCACAGCATCGACGTGATCATGCTCTGCACCAAGCTTGTGGAGCCGCTCGACCGCCCGGAGAAAAAGGAGTACACCTTTGGCATGACCCGGCGCACCCTCACCGACCGGGCTGTGGCAAATCTGGGCGTGACCAACGAGCTCTCCGAAAAGACGGCATCCACCAGCCGGTATGCAGGTGCAACGCAGATAGACACCACGCAGGCGGGCAAGACGGCCAGCGATTTCATCGACTATGCCCCCGCCTCCGGCATGACCGTCGGCCACGCCAGCATCACGGCCAACATCCATTTCGGGACGGATGGCCTGACCTTCTCCGGCGTGAAAAACGGGACCGAGCTGCAAAGCTGGTCTGGCTCCACCTTTGCGGCCCGGACCACGAGCACAGACCTCTCCGGCTATGCGGCGGTGCTGCTCACCTACGACGGCGACGCCGCAGCGTGGGCTGCCGCCGGGGGCAGGGGCCGGGCTTTTGCGGTGCTGCCGGTGAATGGCAAGACCTACTCCATCCTCTTTCCCGGCGCTCTGGCCCAGCGGCGGGACGTCACGGCGTCCAAAAGCGGCGTGACCTTTGGCAGCGGATACCGACAGACGGCGGCAGGCGCATGGGTGCAGGATGATACTGCCTGCCGCCCGGAGGCGCTGCAGGGCTTTATGTAAAGGAGCGTGATTTTTATGGGCAAGCTCATGGGGGCAAAAATCGGCTCTCTGCACACCTTGGACGACCTCGGCCTTTACCTGTTGGTGGGCAGCCCGCTCATCTCCGGCGCAGAGCCGGACAAAAAGCTTGTGCAGGTGCCGGGCGGCGATTTCTTGCTCGACCTCACCCGGGCTGTGGACGGCAAGGTACACTACCTCCAGCGCACCATCCGGCTCGACCTCAAATGTAAGGCTCCGCCGGATGAGTGCCGCAAGGTGCAGAGCATCCTCGAAAACGCCTTGCAGGGGCAGTGGCTGCGCTGCGTACTGGACGAGGACCCGGCCAACTTCTGGTTGGGCCTGTGGACAGTGTCGCCCCAGAGCAGCGACCGGCATACCGGCACATTTTCCATCACCGGCACGTGCAATCCCTACAAGTACAATGCCACCGCCTATGCGGGCGCAGACTGGCTGTGGGACGATTTTTATTTTGATGAGGACGTCGTCTATGACGAGCCTACGGAGGTAAAGAGCCTGTGAACAAAACTTTTCAGGAAAATATCAACGACATCCGCACGGCAAAGCGGGGCGTCGAGGTGCGGGAGGCTATGGCTGAGAGCCTTGAGTATGTGGAGGGCTTTGCCTCCACCGCCACCCAAAAGGCAGAAGAGGCCGCAGCCAGCGCCAAAACTGCCGCCGAGGCCAAGGAAGCCGCCGCTGCCTCGGCCCGGACCGCAGAACAGCAGGCGGGCATTGCCACGCAGCGGGCCGAGACTGCCACACAGCAGGCTGAAGCCGCCGAAAGCTCCAAAGCAGCCGCCGCAGAGTCCGCCAAGCGGGCAGAGCATTTTGCCAAGGAGACTGAGGGCCGCGTCACCACCGACCCCACCCTCACTGTCGCCCATGCCGCCGCCGATGCTGCCGCCACCGGCGTGCGCATCAAACTGTTGGAGATGGTGCATGGCGCAGACATAAACGGCATCGGCTTTGTTTCGGCCTTTGACACGCTCGACGGCGTAGAGCTGACAGGTGTCTGGAACAAGGCAGCGAGCCGGGTGGAGTTTTAGGAGGATAGACCATGGCAACAAGACTTGGTAATATGGCGGTGGGAAGCACCGTCAAAATCAAAGTCAACGGCGCGTCCAAAGATTTTATTGTTGTGCAGCAGGGCAACCCGAACACCAGCACCTATGATTCGAGTTGCAATGAAACGTGGCTGCTGATGAAGGACATCTACACCACGTCCACGTTCGGCAACAATAACTCCTACAAGGATTCCAGCATCCACACATACCTGAACGGAACGTTCTACAACCTCATCGACAGCAACATCCGGGCGGCTATTAAGCAGGTGAAAATCCCGTACCAGAACGGCACTGGTTCCGACGGCAGCCTTGCCACCGGCTCCAACGGCCTGAGCACCAAAGTGTTCCTGCTGTCTGGTTATGAGGTTGGTTGGACGACCAGCGACAACGACTATTTCCCGAAGGACGGTGTGAGGCTGGCATACTTTGGCAACAGCTCCAGCGGTAACAGCAAGCGTATTGCCTACAACGGCAGCAACGCTGCCATTTGGTGGCTGCGCTCTCCGGACACCAGCGGTAGCAGCGGCGTCTGGCTCGTCGACACCGATGGCTCCATCAGCAACTACTGGGACTACGACTCCTCTGGTGTTCGCCCCGCTTTCATTCTTCCCTCTACACTCGCGGTCTCTGACGATGGCACCGTGTTCAGAAACCACGCCCCCGAAGTGACCAGCGATGCAGGAGCCAGCGGGGCAGAGCTTGGAGAGAAAAACGCCCCCTTTACGGTGGGATATACCGTGACCGACGGCGACGGCGACCTCATGACGGTGACGGAGAAGCTGGATGGAGAGGTGAAAGCCGTAAAGACTGACGTGGGTGGTACGGTAGTCAAGGTGCAGACGGCACTCAACGACGAGGGAGCCGTACCCGCATGGGACACTTATCCCGCCAAGTCCGAGTTCTTTATGCCGCTGACGGCCAAGAAAGCGGGCCTGCTGCTCCGCTCGCTGGAATTCCGCGTCAAGGGCTATGTGCCGGGCACGATGCGCACCGTCCTGCGCAAGTACGGCTCCACGACCGCCCTGGCAGACAAGTTCATCGACATTGTCCGCGGCTACAACGACGTGGTGCTGGACATGGGCAGCATCGCGCTGGAAAAGGGCGTCGAATACCAGCTCTATTTCGCCGCCTCCAACAACTTCTACCCGCCCTCTGTGACCCCGGGCTGGGTGGTGGAAAACGACTATGTGGATATTGCCACCGGCAGCGCCTACTATGGTGGCGACACCACCCTGATTTTCTCCGGCGCCATGGTGATCGTGGAGACTCATACAGAGGTCGGAACGGACGGAGCGACCACCGACACCCTTACGGTAGACTGGCTGAACGAAAAAGAAGGTTACACTCAGGTGCTGAACGGAGCTCACACCCTGACCCTGACGGTGAGTGACGGCATTGCCTCGGTGGACTGGACGGCCACCTTTACCAAAAATGTGACAAGCACCGTCCTCTCGCTGGCCCAGCCGCTGACGGCGGATGACACCATCACCGTGGCCGCGCTGACGCTCGAGGGCAGTTTCCCGACAGACATGAGTCTGACCGTGGAGATGACCAACAACGCTCTGGACGAAACCCCGATGTGGGAGAACTGCACCGACATCCAGCGCGGCGAGAGCCGGGCCTTTGTACACCACAGCTTTACCAACAAGACCGCCGCCAAAGGAGCGGCCTTTAACTACAAGGTGACGATTGCCCGGGGCGAAAGCGGCGTCGGCGGCAGTGTCACCATGATCGGAGGTGTTATCGGATGAGTCTGCACAAGACAGAAAAGAGCCTGAAGGAGCTCCACAAGAAGCAGGAAGAGGAGCAGAAGCTCAGGGAGCTTCCCGGCCTCGTGGCGGAGATCGAGGACGCCATGTGTGAGCAGGACATGGAATCACAGGAGCGGCTGGCGACTATCGAGGACTCGCTGTGCGAGCTGGACGCCGCCGTCAACAAGTAAGGAGGACTTCAAAATGGAGAGAATCTGGGCGAACCGGCTCGTCGCCGGTACCAAAACGTGGGCAGAGATGCCCACAAGCCGCCGCACCGGAGTCAAGCGGGAACTGGCCAAACGAGTGACCGAGGGCGAGATCACCGCAGAGCGGTATAAGGAGATCACGGGGGAGGACTACTACAATGGATAAACTGCTGGAGCTGCTGGAAAAGCTGGTGCGGGTCATCTTTGGCCCGGGGGACGAGCGGGACGCCGGAGAACCTGAGCCTACGCCCCAAGCCCCCAAGGCAGAGGCTGTCACCGGCTGGGAGGGCGGCCCGCCCTACCGGTTCATCGACGTAAGCCGGTGGCAGGGAAAAATCAAAATGGAGGGCTGGCAGGCTATCAAAGGGGCTGGCTACAAGGGCGTCATGCTCCGTGCCTGCGGAAACAGCGCTGACGGCAAACCCAGCAAGGCGTGCATCGACAAGACCTTCGAGAACAACTATGCCAATGCCAAGGCGGCCGGGATGGATATTGGCGTCTACTACTACACGAAGGCCACGAGCGAGGCAGAGGCCGACAAGGAGCTTGCCGTGCTGCGGCAGGCGCTGCGGGGCAAAGAGCTGACCATGCCGGTGGCGGTGGACATGGAAGACGCCATGCTGACTATTCACAAGCCGAAAGACCTGACCAACCTCGCGGCCTACCACCTCGAGCAGATCGAGAAGATGGGGTTCTTTGCCCAGCTTTACACTTACACGAGCTATGCCAACCGCTTCCTTGAGATGGAGCGTCTGGCCGGGCGGTGGGACATCTGGCTGGCCGACTACACCGGCAAGACGCCCAAGGTGGACTTCCATTATTGTGCCCACCAGCACAGCAGCAAGGGCAGTGTGCCTGGCATCTCCGGCAACGTTGACCTCAACGTGACCACCCTCAACTACCCCCGTATCATCCGCAAGAAGGGCCTGACCCGTCTCCGGGAGGGCGCATGAGCGAAGCAGTCATCGTAGCCATTATCACCGGCGGTCTGAGCCTGATCGGCGTGATCGTCTCCAACAGCCACACCGCCCAGAGCATGGACGCCAAACTGGACAAGCAGCAGGCGATCATGGACACAAAGCTTGAAGAGCTGACCCGGGAGGTGCGAATGCACAACAACTTTGCCCAGCGTATCCCGGTGATGGAAGAACAGATCAAGGTGGTGAACCACCGCATTGCAGACCTCGAAAAAGAGAGAGGAGAGTAATACATGGCAACGATCAATAACATTTTGGGCGTCATTCCCGCCCCGGTGGCGGCAGTGCTGATGCTGGGCGGATTTATCTTTTACGCCCTGGGCTGCATCCGGCTGGGCTACGGCGCAGCGGTAAAGCCGCTGGTGCTGGACCTCATCGAGAGAGCTGAAAATGAAATCTTGGGGACAAAGCGCGGCGCAGAGCGCAAGGCGTGGGTCGTCAAGATGCTTCGCGCCGCCCTGAGTGCCAGCAAATACGGCAGGCTCATCAGCTGGGCCATCACCGATGAGACCATCGGCATGGTGATCCAATTTTTCTTTGACCGCATGAAAGCGGCGCTGGAAAAGGAGTAAAACCTATGATTGAGCAGAGCGTATCTCTCGCATCCAATGGCGTCGTCAAAGTGCCGGGCTATGAGCAGCTGGTGCGCTTTGGCTACACCAAAAACCGGGGCGTGTACCGGTTGGCCGTCACCGCTTCCGGTGAGTGGGTGGGCCTGACCATTCGAGCTTTCTGGCACGTCCCGGACGGCAAAGACCCGGCATCATCGCTGGTGGACGGCTATGTGGACGTGCCCGCCAGCGTGACCGCGCAGCCCGGAAGCGGCTGCATCACCTTTGAGGGCAGCGACGGCACCAAGACCGTGACCAGCGCTGACCTGCGCTACCGGGTGGCCGCAAACTCCGGCACGGAGGACGGCACCGAGCCGGAGCCGGGCACCCCTGCATGGCAGCAGCTGGTGGATGCCGTCCACGCCGATGCCACCGCCGCAGAGCAGGCCAAGACCGATGCACAGACCGCCGCCAGAGAAGCGGCCGACAATGCGGGGAATGCAGACCAGAGCGCTAAGAAGGCCGCTGACAGTCTGCAAGAGCTGAAGGACGGCATTGCCGCTGGTGACTTCAAAGGTGAGCAAGGCCCTCAAGGCCCCATCGGCCCGGTTGGCCCGCAGGGTGAGCAAGGCCCTCAAGGCCCCACAGGCGCTACGGGTGCCACTGGCCCGCAGGGCGAGACCGGGCCTCGTGGTGAGCAGGGCCCGCAGGGCATTCAGGGCGAGCGCGGCCCACAGGGTGCACAGGGGCCGCAGGGCGAAAAGGGTGACACAGGCCCGCAAGGCCCTAAAGGTGACCCCGGCCCGGCAGGTGCAGACGGCAAAGATGGCACACAAATCGATGATACCACCGTGACCGATTCTGCCCCATGGAGCAGCAAACACATCGTGGATATGCTCTGCCCGCCCATCTCTGAGACCGGCAACCCTGTTGTGTGCTACCCGGTGTCAGGTTATCCGCTTGGCTGTAAGGCGAGCTGGGAGCCGACGCAAGAGGGCAGCGGTGAACCATCACCTGACAATGTTCGCCCGATTAAGGGCAGGGACAGCGTGACGGTCGAGCGATGCGGGGAGAATCTGCTGAATATCGCTCCGTTTACCAAGCTGACAAACAAAGGCATCACTTATGAGTATGTAGCCAACGGCGGCGTGCATATTTCTGGCACCGCAACGGCTGCTGCGGATAGCCCCGTATTTGCTGTTGGGCACCTACCGCCCGGCAAATATTACGGCCTTGCTATTGGCACAGGTATTTCCGCATCTATTGTGGTACAGCGCAACGGAGCTAATCTATGGCTTAATGCCAAAGGTGTTTTTGGAATCCTTGCGGGGGATGTAATTAAATACTGGTACATGATTGCGACTAACGGCGCAACGCTTGATGCAACCGTATATCCGTATATTGTCCCCGGCACCATTGCCCCCACCACCTACTCCCCTTACACCGGCCAAACCGCCACCCTCACCCTGCCCCGCACCATCTACGGCGGCACGGTGGATATGGTGAGCGGTGAGGGGCAGGAGACGTGGAAAGCGCTTACGTTTGACGGAACAGAAGAGTGGATTGACGACGATGATTATGTGTATATATCAAAAAACGAATATATACTTGCTGAGGTTGATGTCCCAGCCTACAGCAACCAGTACCTTTATCATCCGAAATACACTACCCAAGAAGACCAAACATATATGACGGCTAGTGGGAAACGCTACTTGGAGTTTGGCCCTGTTGATAGTGTGAGTGCATGGATAGACCATCTTGTTGCACAAAAAGCCAAGGGAACTCCCGTACAAGTGGCAATCGCTCAGAAAACGCCAACTTCCTTCACCGCCACCGGCGCACAGCCTATCCCCGCTCTGAGCGGCGTAAACACCGTCTTGACCGATGCCGACAGCGCGACAGTCACTGGCAGAGCTGACCCCATCAAACGCATTACTGACCTTGAGGACGCAGTAGCGTCCATGACCTAAGGAGGACTGACTATGGCAATCAAAAGCAAAGCTCGGCATGACCTGACCCTGCGCTCCATCAAGCGAGAGATCGCCGCAGGGCGTGACGTGGCATACTGGCTGGACAGAACATACGTCCATCTGGACAGCGGCCTGCTGACGGAGGACGACATCGAAGAGGTGGAAGCCCTTGCACAAGCGTACTACGATGCACTGGACGCTGAGGACAAGGCGAACGCTGAGGAAATCACACTGTAAGGAGGATATCATGGCAAGCACTACATACGAGCATCCCGGTGGCGTCACTGGGATGTTCGCCGCACAAGAGCAATTTCGGCACATCACGAAAATGGTGACAAAATGTCACCGGTTTGCCGTGCTTGGCAATATGGTGCGCAACGCGGGACAGCTGCCGCAGCCTTTTTGGCTCGGTGCTGCCTGTGGCGGCGGCTCGTGTGGTGCTGCCCGCTGCGCTGCAAGGACTTGACCGACAGCAGATGACCGCAGCCATCAAAAACGCACCGCTTGGGAGGGTAGACCGTAAGATAGCTCTTTTGCGATACGTAGAGCGGCTCCCGCTGCCGGACATTGCAGCACAGACGCATTACAGCCGGACGGCGATAGGCTACCGGCTGAAAGGCATTGATAAAATGCTGGATACGTTGTAAAATAATGTCAACGAAATCCGCCCGGCCTCTCGAAGAAGCACAACAGGGTGGATATTTGTACAACTGGCCAGTCTCCCGCACATCCAGCGTGAGACGTAAAAGCCCCGATGCTCCAAACAGAGCACCGGGGCTTTTTGTTTATTTGAGATATTCCCGCAGCGCCCGCAGGAGAAGCTCCTCTAATAGATAGACCTCAAAGGCCTTGTCGCATATCACGCGCCTTTTTTCTATCATGCGACTCACCCCTGCAAGTCGGCGATGGCAACACCGCAGGCATTTGCGATTTTTTCGAGGGTGTTTACTCTTGGGACAGCCTTCCCGGATTCCGCATATTGGATGGTTGCAGTGGACAGCCCGGCCTTTTCTGCCAGCGCCCGGATGGTCAGCCCGGCGTTTTCCCGGGCGGCCTTGATTTTTACGGCAGACACGCCGAGTGTCTTATAATCGGGTGACATATACCCGATTTGGAACATGCCTTGCTGCTGCAACGGCAATGCTTTGAGCGCAAAGCTGTTATCCACGTCCTCAAGGTCTACATCCTTCAGGACGTAGGCGCAGGCATTGTCCAGCTCCGGTGTCATCTTGTGGAGCTTGTGCGCCAGCGTGATCTTCATCATCACGCCACGCACGGGAAACCTCGTAGCGTTATCAAGGTCTGCCTGATTCACGCGGTCGGGGTTGCAGGCTTTATCCAGCAAACGGTACAGCTTGCCCAGATTTTGGATGGTGGTGTTTTCCATTTTGTCCTCCTAACATTCACTTGTTCAGCATGTCCATCACGGCGTTGTAATGGCTTTCGTATTCCTCGGCAACGGCAAGTTCTTTTTCGACTTTTGCCTTCTGGTAAGCCCGCTCTTCGCCGTAGATTTCGCTTTCAATCGCATCGGGGATCTCAACGAATGCTTTCTGCTTTTTGCCATTGACCATCACATACACGCCGAATGCGTAATGCACGTTCTCCGGCCAACGACCGATCTGCTGCTTGTAGGCACCCGCCTTCATTTCCTGCCCATTCACCAGCAGGGAATTGATGGTGTACTGCCATTCGTGGCACAATACGGAGAACTCGTTGCCGTCGCTCGAGATAGTTTTTTCGGTAATGACCTTTTTGTCAATGTCGAGTTCGATTTTTGCGCCGCGGGCGGTATTCCAAGAGTATTTCATTTTTTGTGCCTCCATCTGTGTTTCCTTTTGACACCATCATTATACCATAAAACTAATACAAGTGATACAGGCATAGTAACCAGACTTTGCCTTATTTTTTTTGTTCGTTTTGTATCAGTTGTGTCAGATTTGAGTAGGATTCAACTGAGTGTTTTTGTCCTTCGTTGTACGTTCGTTGCCTCTTAACTCTCCTTAAAAAGGTAAACTGATCGCAAAGGGAGGGGAGCGCCATGTGGCACAAGTTTAACCCTAACCCCCACGGGAGCAGCGTCGGAGACTGTTCTGTACGGGCGGTAGCAGCGGCCACCGGTCAGAGCTGGGAGCAGGCGTATATTACGCTGGCGCTCACCGGTTACGCCCTCGGCGATATGCCCAGCGCCAACCGCACATGGGGCGCGTACCTTCAAAAGCGCGGGTTCAAGCGCCGCATGGTGGAGGCGGACTGCTCCACCTGTTACACCGTGGCAGATTTTGCCCGGGAGTACCCGCGTGGCGTGTATGTACTGGGCTGCTCCGGCCACGTTCTGGCCGTCATTAACGGAGAGTGGTGGGACAGCTGGGACAGTGGCGCAGAATGCCCGATCTACTACTGGTACAAGGAGGAAGACGATGCCGATTTATAACGGATACCCGCAAGTGTATTACCCGCAACAGCCGCAAGGGCAGCTCGAGCAGCTGAGGGCGGCGCAGTACCAGCCCCAGCCCGTCATGATGCCGACAATGCAGGGGCAGGCCGCACCGACTGACAGCGGCTTTATCTGGGTGCAGGGCGAAGCAGCAGCCCGGGGCTATCTGGTAGCCAACGGGAGCCGGGTGCTTTTACTGGATGCTGATTCCGATACCTTTTACATCAAGGAAGTTGGGCAGGACGGCAGACCGTTCCCGCTCCGCATCTACGACTACAAGGAGCGCACCAGCGGCCCCAAAGCATCGATTGCAGCCACGCAAGCCGCAGGCGGGGAGTATGTCACCCGCAAGGAGTTCGATGCGCTGGCGGCAAAGCTGGCGGCGCTGGAAAAGCAGGAAGCACCAGAGCCAGAAAAGGAGGGCTAAACGATGAGCAGCAGCTTGTTTAATTCGATGGGCGGACAGGCTCAGAACAACCCCATTGGCGGGCAGTTTCAGCAGTTTATGGGCCAGATGAAGGGCAAAAACCCGCAGGAGATGATAAACCAGATGCTCACATCCGGCCAGCTCTCACAACAGCAGCTCAACGCCATTCAGCAGCGGGCGCAGCAGATTGCGCCAATGCTCAACGGAATGAAAAATATGTTTGGATTCTGAAATGCGGCCGCATTTAGAATAAATTTCAAAATCTAACGTAAAGGAGTAAAACTATGTCTCTTTCTTCTGATAGCACGGTTTTGACCATGCCGGTACAGCCCGCCAACGGTTACAGCAACGGCTTCAACGGCTGGGGCGGCGACTGGATGGGCTGGATCGTCCTCTTTCTGATTTTCGGCATGTTCGGCTGGGGCGGCATGGGCGGCTTTGGTTGGGGTGGCGGCATGGGCGGCGCTTCGTCTTATATGACCAGCGCTGTCACACAGGCAGACCTGCAGCGCGGCTTTGACAACCAGAGCGTCATGAACAAGCTGAACGGGCTGGAAAGCGGCCTGTGCGACGGCTTCTATGCCATGAACACCGGAATGCTTCAGGGCTTCAACGGCGTGCAGCAGGGCCTGAACGGTGTCACCAACGCCATGCAGCAGGGTTTCAACAGCACCAATGTTGCGCTGATGCAGGGGCAGAATGCTCTGGCTACACAGCTGGCAGACTGCTGCTGCAAGACCCAGACCGCGATCCAGGGCGTCAACTACAATCTGGCCACTCAGGAGTGTGACACCCGGAACCAGATGCAGCAGGGCTTCTGCGCAACGCAGAACACCATGAACAACAACACCCGGGACATCATCGAGAATCAGAACAGCAACACCCGCGCGGTGCTCGACTTCCTGACCAATGATAAGATCGCCACCCTGCAGAGCGAGAACAACGAGCTGCGCCGGGCTGCTTCTCAGGATCGCCAGAGCGCGTTCCTGACCACCGCGATGAACGCGCAGACCAACCAGATTATCGGGACTCTGCAGCAGAAAGCTCCCGTGCCTGCCTATCAGGTGCCTAACCCCAACGCCATTTACTATGGCTGTGGGACCGGCTGCGGCAGCTGCGCATAACCAAATCACGGCAACTTTTTCCAAAATGGAAAATGTTCAGCCCCTGAGCTGATTTTGCAAACCAAAACGCCGGGGCAGTAGTCCCGGCGTTTTTTGATGAAAGGAGCCGATAAAATGGCCGAATTTTCTAATTCTAACATCGTCATCGTGGCGGCGGGTGAAAACCTTCCCCTGACCGAGACCGCGGTGAAAGCCCCTGCCTGCATCATGCACCGTGAGGGCAGCGGCCTCGTGACCCTGCGCGGTCTGACCAATCAATGCAAAGCGCGTTTCAAGGTAAGCTTTGGCGGCAATATTGCCATTCCCACCGGCGGCACTGTGGGACCCATTTCCGTGGCGCTGGCTGTCGGCGGTGAGTCGCTGACCAGTGCGACAGCCATTGTCACCCCGGCGGCAGTCGAAAATTACTTCAACATTTTTGTTGCCGCTTTCATCGAGGTGCCGCGCGGCTGCTGCGTCACCGTGGCGCTCAAAAACACCAGCACCCAGGCTGTCAGCATCGCCAACAGCAATCTGATCGTTGAGCGGGTAGCGTAAGAAAGGAGATAAAATCATGCTGGATAAACTGAATCACCTGAAGGATGAGATGTGCGACGAGCTCATGGAGCTGACCGACAAAAAGAACCGGTCCCCGGGCGATGTTGAGATGATCGGCGAGATCGTGGACATCATTCTGGACATCCACCGCATCGAGGACTACTGCGAGGGCGGCGAGTACAGCCGTGCGGGCGAGTGGGAAGCTGACATGCGTGGATCCTTCAACCGCGACGCCGGAAACGGTTACAACCGGGGCAACAGCTATGCCAACCGAGGCCGTCACTATGTTCGTGGGCATTACTCCCGCACGGATGGCCGTGAGCGCATGATCTCTGACATCGAGGACATGATGCAGGACGCCACCGGCGCAGAGCGAGACGCTTACAAACGCGCGGCGGACATTCTGCGCAATGCATAAGTGAGGAGGGCGGCAAGTATGGACATCGACGAGATCAATGACCACATCCACAAGCTGAAATGCGGATCCACCGACTGGCAGAGCGTAGAGAAGCTTGCCGCCCTCTGCACTGTAAGAAATGAGCTGGAAGAAAAGCAGGCGCCGGCAGAAATGCAGACTCAAGCGCTGCCTCCCACGTCGTACCCGGCGGCATACTCCACAAAAGCAAATCCGCAAAGCGAGTTCGTGGAAGCGGCCAGCGCCGCGCCCTTTGGAGGCTTGATGGAAGTGCTTGATGAGCACATGAGCGCCATAAAGCTTGCATACCCGAAAGAGTATGAGTTGGTCATGCGGAAGATAACCGCATTGTAAAACGACACAAAATGTGTTATTTTTACATGCAGCCAAAACTTGAAAAGCTAAATTTTTAAGTTTAATAAGCTAACGTAAGACTAACAAACTTTGAATTTTTATCGATAAATGGTAAAATAAAACTGATTTGTAATCAGTGGGTTGCAGGTTCAACTCCTGTCACCAGCTCCAAAAAGTCCTACGATATACCGCTGAAAAGCGGCGTGTGTCGTGGGGCTTTTGCTTTT